TTCTGTTTCAGAGCCGTCATCGTTGGTGGTTACGGTAATAGGGCAGTAGCCATAAAAGGGCAAACCGATAAATGCCATTATTGGACCTCTCTTTCGTTCCAGTCGCATGCGTCATCTGATTCAGCTTCAACGTATGCAACAAAATGTTTTGTTTCATTATCATAGCTGTACTCAGTAGAGCCGATGATAAAGCCGGCATCGCGTAAAGCGCAGCGCATTTTCCGGGCACAGGGCTGCGGCAGATCTCTTGTGAACCAGGCGGCGCGCACCTGCAAATGCTGCTGTTCATCCTGATCGCCAGCGTAAACGTCTGGGGTATTATCCAGTACACTCAGGACAATATAGTTGTCAGGTAAAGGGTCTTCCTCGTTTTTTACAAACGAAACACTGGTGCAAACCGTGCCCAAAGCATTTAGGGCTGCATCAATCATCGTCATAGGTTACCTCGCTTTTGCAGGACATCCTGCATTGCTGTACTTACAGCGTCCTCACAGTTGGCGGCAGCTCGATTTAAAAACGGCTGCGCTGGCTCCTTTGCGGTTCCGTATTCCAAGGCTACCGCCTTTTGCATCTGGGCAACTTTGTTGGGGTAGCTTGGGCTGGACCCATGACCGCTGTCGTAACCGCTAAAGCTCACCTCTAAGCCGTATCCGCCTTTTTTCCTCTTTTTAGGTTTTCCGGCCCGCACGCTATCTGCCAGGTGTTTATTTGCACGGTGGCTTTTGTGTTTACTTACTTCTTGCTTTAGCGCATCGGATGCGATGGGAGCTGCACTCTGCAGCATTTCTGGAGCAATGGCATCCAGGTCAGCAAGTTTGGCCAGCTGCTGTGTAACTTCATCGCTCCACAGTAAATTCATTTTCACGGCGGGCCTCCCTTGGCCTGTGGCAGGTCGCTGACGGTCAGCTCTACCTTGTCGCCGGTTTCAAAGGCCCGCTGGACGCTGTACAGATTGCCGTTCCAAGAGATAACGCGCTCCCCGCAATATTCGTCTGCATGCAGCACAAAAACCGCAGTCAGGGTCGTTCCGGCAGCTTCGGCCGCGAAAAATTCGCCCCATTTTACAGATTTTCTTTCACCGTAAACAGTGCGCACCTCGCTGTAGTTGTGTGTAAGCACACCTTGCACCTTTTCAGGTTCGTCTTTCATCAGGGTGATCTGTTCGCTCCAGTACATGGGCTTCTCCTTAGTAAAAAAGCACCGCCGGGGCGTAGGCACTCCGGCGGTGCATCACAGCACAGCGCTCAAGCGTCGGGCCAGTCTGTGTAGTTGGTTGTCATCCGCAGCTGCGCTTTTTGCTCATCATAGGATGCTTTCAGCTGGGCATAATCATCGCCCGGCCAAAAATTGGCCCGGCAGTAGGTGATGACGGCGCGCCGGATCAGCGGGTCGGCTGTGTCCATGTTGGACACGCCCGCCTGCTTTAGATCAGCCAGCGCGGCGTCGATCAGGTCGGCCAATTCCTGGGCCATGCTCTCCGGCATGTCAGGCCGCCGCAGTGCATGCTTTACACGGTACAGCAGGTCGTTGTCTGCCATGGGTCAGCCCCCAATCAGGAGGTGGCCGGGATGGTCAGCGCCACAAAGCCGCCCTGGGCAACAACATCAGCACCCAGCTCCACGTCGCCGCGGATGGTGTCCATCAGCTTGTCAAAGGCAAAGTCGGCGGACACGGCGA